ATGGCTAGGATTTTAAAGAAGAATAAAAATGAGTTGTTAGATATATTGGAAGATTATATGACAGACTGTAAATACAGAGACCTTAGAAGGACAACAATTAGGGCATATGAACAAAGTTTAAGATTATTATTTAAGTTCTTAGAAGATGATTATAAGGTCATTTACGTAGAAGATGTTAAGGAAGAACATATAAGAAATTATATAGACTTTACTAAAGAACGTGGTAAATATAGCTATGTAGCTAATGAAAATAATATTAACTCCAATGTACCACAAAATAGAGGAGACTTTGGTAAGAAAGTAAGTTTATGTACTTTAGACAATTATTTAGGAAATATTAAGATGTTTTTCACTTGGTGTAAGGACAATAAATTAATAAGTAAAGATCCATCATTTAAAATAAAAAGGATTAAATATAGTAGAAAAGCTAAGGCTGAAATAACAATAGATGAGTTTAATAAACTTCTAAAGAGTTTGGATTTAACATTATTCTCAGAGTATCGTGACTATATAGTAATACAACTTTTAATGGATACTGGAATGAGAGTTGGTGAATGTTTAGAGCTTAGAGAAGAAGATATAGACATAAGAAATAAAACTATATTTATATCTGGAGAGATAGCTAAAGGTAGACGAGATAGATATGTATTCTTTAGTAATACTATGCAAAGAATGTTACAAAAATGGCTTAATTACAAAGATAGATATGTAGAAAGTAATTATATTTTTGTTACTAACAGAGGTGGTAAATATCAAGTGCATTCATTTGAAAAACATATGCGTAATTACTTAAAGAAAGCTAAAATCGATAAACAAATAACTCCACATACCTTAAGGAATAACTTTGCAAAAAGATTTCTAATGAGTGGAGGAGATATATATACTTTATCAAGATTATTAGGGCATAGTGATATTCGTACAACTCAATCTGCATATTTAGATTTAACGACATCAGATATTAGAAAAAATTACTTGAAGTTTTCTCCACTAGAAAATATGAAGAAGAAAAATTGGTAAAAAAATAGTAGGCACTCACAATACCTACTATTTAAAAATTTGCATATCCTCACACAAAAAAAGGATAATACACTCTACTTGATTAATATTATCTCAAAAATGTGTGAAGATTGCAAGCGTTTTTTTATTTATTATATACACGTAACTATTAACAAGAATAATAGTAGTTGTCTATAACTTAAATAGAAACATATTAAAGCCGTTGTGATAACGTAAATATTTAATATGAGTGAGCAGATACACTATAAACTAATCTTAGCAAAAGCTAACTACGGGTGACATGTAGCCAATGCAAAAAATACATGGGGTATTACTTAATTACTCTACTTATAAAGTAATATCCTTAGTCGGGTACATCTGACCGACAAATAAATTAGATGGGTTGTTAGGGAAACGCCACTTAATGTGGGGGATTCAAGTCAATAATAGACAAGCTATAGGGTAACGTTTTGTAGTTTGGTAAAGGCTTGATTACAAGTAGAGTATTAAAACGAGCGATACAATGGTATACGGTCTAGTTTAGTGTCCTAGAATTAATTTTCTAGGGCAAACTATATTCACTCGCAACGTGTCCAGGTGCCGGTCTAGTCTAAGCCTTTGGCACTTAAAAGTCAATACTTACTTTGATATAATATATAGTATAAAGGAGTTGAGATTATGAAAACTGGAACTAATACAAGTATTATAATTAATACAAGAGATAGCAAACATTATAGAATAACAGAGAAGAAAGATAGACAGAAGAAGAGTAGAGCTGAGATATGTATAGAGTGTAATAATAATGAAGACGGTTGGTGTAAGAAGCATAAGAATTGGTGTGGTAAGGTGAATTATATTTGTTTAGGCGTTAAAGATCCTTATGCAAAGTTTAATAACGGTTATAATTGGAATAACAATAAGAGTAAGAAAAAATGTAAAAAACTTAAAAACAAAGAGTATAGAAAAACTTTTAAATAAAAATGACATAATGAACTAATTGTCAACAAGTTTGGATATAGATTTAACCGACATCCAACTTAGATATATGCTGCATGTTATTTATGTAGCTTTTTCTTATGCAAAAAAATAAGACCTAGCCATAAGACTAGATCCTATCTTTATTCTTCATCATCTGGAATGTATTCAAATAAATCATTAGGTGTGCAATTAAGAACTCGACATATCTTATCAATATGATCTTTTGCTATATATACATATTTATTGTTTGCATAACCACTAATCGTAGATTCTCTAATTCCAGTAACCTTTGAAAGTTCCTTTCTTGTCATTCTTGCTTTTGCTAATTCTATATGTAAATTTGTTTTTATCATATATATCAACTCCTTTCATATATATTATATCATTATTCGTTGATATATAACTAATAATAACAGGAAAATTTTAAAAAAAATTTAAAATAAGGGTTTACAACAACGAATAACGGTGCTATAATTATAAATGTAGACAGAAGTTTACAAAAAATAAACAAATTGTATATAATATAAAGGGGTGAAAAAATGAATATTAAAGTAGGAGATAGGTTAATAACTACTAGAAATTTTTTAAAACATGGCGAGGTAGGAATAGTTACAGACATATACAAAGATGAACATAAGCAAACTAGAGTAATAGTTAAAATTGGCTTAATGAATTTAACATTATATGATTATGAACTAGATTATTACTTTGTTAAAACTAATAATCAAATAGTTTTTATGAATGTATCTACAGTAAAAGATTTTTTAGAATCAAATAAAGTTAGTAGCCTAGCAAAAATTTCTGAAAATGGAGCAACAGTAATTTCTACAATTATAAATCCAAAAGAGTTATTAGATACTTTGCTACAAGATAAGGATATAGAAGAAAGAAGTATATGCTGGACAGAATTAACTACTCTTAAGCATGGTATTAATATGCACCTAAAAATATTAAAAGATTTAGAGAAAAGTTATAATACAGAATATGTAATGCACATAAATTAAAGTATATAAAAGGGAGAGAAAACAATGAAAGCAATAGAATTAAATACTTACGATGGGATATTTATAGATCCAAAGGAATTCTTTAACAAGACAAAGGATATGGAGTTAAACTTAGAAAGATTTGTTTATGATAATGAATCAGTTCTTTTTAAAGAAAGCATGAATGGATATGATTTTAGATGTTTGTTGTCAGGGATTATGGAAGATGTTGAAGCAGATAAAGAATACATAACAATAGCAAAAGTTAATGATGGAATTATGATAAGACATAAGGTTAGAGATGAATTTGAAGATATCTGTAATGAGTGGTTCTTGCCAACTTGTTAGATTATTACAAAATAATATTGTCTGATTTATATACTTATATATAAAAATGTTATATAATTTATATATAAGTATATAAGGAGGTTGATAGAAATGATTGGATTGGAATTTATATGTCAAAATAGAGATATTAAATTTACAGATCTAGCTAATGAACTAGGAATTGGAAAACAAAATATTACTAATTGGATAGTTGGTAGGAGTAAGATTCCATATAAGCATTTAGAAAAATTAAGTGAAATACTTGGTATAGCAGGAGAATGGTTGCAGAAAGAACTTACAGAAAATGAAAAAGTAGAATTACTTTTTGCTCTACAAGATAATAATTCAAATAAAGATATAGAAAATTTTAAGAAGCTTATTATAAATAATATAAATTCTTATTTTTCTAAATGGAAAACAGAAGATATACAAGTAAATATTGTATTGTTACAAATGCTATTAGATGTAATAGATAAGGAATTAATAACTGTAGAAACAATACATAATGTACTAACTGCACTTAGTTTGGCAAACGATAAGACAGAGACTTCTTCTTCTAAGTTCGTTAATATAATTAAGCAGCTAATAGAAGAAGAAGATATAAAAAGTGTTAATTCTATAATTATGGAAAGTTTGTTAGAAGATAATAGCTTATTACAAGAATCAGAAATAAATTTGTTAAGACAAAATAATTTATTACATTTAACAATCCAAGAACAAATTAAAAAACTAAGACAATTAGATCTGGAGTGTAATAAGTTAGCAAATAAATTAAGTTTACTACAAAAATTTATAAGATATTAAATTTTGGATTTTATTTAAAGTGAAGGAGTAGAGAATATGAGCGTTATTAGAGAAGACTTTAGAAGACTTAGTAAGCAAGAGATAATGTTAGAAGACCTACAAATAATTAAAGAAATAACAGGAACTAGCAAAATAACAAATGATACAGTTCAAGATTTATTATTTGCATTACAAAGTCATTTACTATTAGTAGAAGAAGGAAAGACAGAACTTAATACGGAGTTTACAGAAACAATAAGTTTGTTAGTAGCTAAACTGTATAATAGATAAAACTTAAAGAAATACAAATCTAAAAACAAAAGGAGAGAAGTATTATGACAAAAGAACAATTAACAGAAGAATTAGAAGGTATATTAGAGAAAAGATGGTGGGCAGATTTAGAATGGGTGAAAACAGAAGATTTTAGGCTTAGTTTATTGAAAGAAGTTATCACATTAACAGATTATTATAAAGATACAATGTTAACAGAAGATGATGTATTAAAACTTATTAATTATTCATTTGATATATTTAACATAGCTTTAGAAAATAGTAAAGAATATATCGACGATAAAAAAGTGTTGAAAGTGGCTGCTAATCCATGTTATTGGGATGGAGAAAAAGTTTTTTTTCACGGAGAAGAATATGGATTTACAAGCATAAAAAATATTGAATTATTTAAAAGCTTAGAATTAGGGGAAAAAATATCTTTATTAGAAGCTATGACAGGATTAGATCAAGAAGAAAAACCCGAATATTTATGTTTATTTGAATACAAGGAAGACGAATATTTATTGGAAAGAGATTGGAGTGGCGATTTAGAATATTATACTTTAGACGAAGCAATAGATGAGTGGATGGGGAACGATGAAGAGAATATGATAGAAGAAAGTAAATATGTTGATGAGGATAGTTATTATATACAACTACTATTAGAGTTACAAGGATATCAAGTTGTAATATTAGAACGTTCAAGATTTTTGGATCATTCACATTTAGATGAAATATATAAGTATTTAAAAGAAGGATACAAACTTATTAGAGCTGTAGACCTTGCATATGTTGAAAAAGCTGAAAAGTTAGATAAACAGGATGGATGGTATGACAATGAAAGAAGTATGCAAACATTTGTAAACAATTGTTTATATACAACATTAGTTAAATAGATAAAATATAATTTAAATCAAAAGGCTTATACCCAGGTATGAGCCTTATAATAACTAAAAAAGGATGGGATGGAATTTATGAAGAAATTACAACAATACAAAGTTAGTTACGTTAGAAATGGAGAAAAGGCAAAGGATATAAGTCTTTGTCAGAACGTTATTTTAGAAGCATTTAGTATTTATAATAATATAAGATATAAGAACGGAGAATATATAGAAGATATAATAAAGGTTATTTTTAAAGATGGAGAACAATTAGAAACACTTAAAAATGGACTCATATACAACGAAGAGAAATATGTACCATTATTAACAAGTCCTTCTATGCAAAAACATGAAGAAAAAATTGGTAAGAAAACATACAAAATGGAATATTTATTTATTAAAGAATCTAAAGCAGAATTTAGAGATATATTAGAAAACATATTAAGCTTAGGTAAATCTACAGAGTGGGAAGGCAAAAGCATGTCTATTGTAAAAGATGTTACAGCTAGACTAGGTTTAGCAACATCAGGTACTCATAAGATTAATTACACACCTAAATTTATAGTATTACAAGACAGAGAATATACATATAAACAAGAAAATTATGTAGCATTTACAGATAATAGCTTAGATAAAGTAACTCCTATTACTCCAGAAAGTCATCCAGAAGCTTATAAACATACAATGTTTGATGGTAGCGGTCTAATGTCTCCTAAAATGGCAAAAATAATACAAGAACAATTAGGATTAGATTATAATGTGGATTTTGCTATTATTAGGGGATATAACGGACTAGCAATTAAAGGTTTATGCCTTAAATTTGATTTCATGAAGTATATAGAAGATAACTATAAAGAAGATTCAGATAACTTTAAGAAAGAAAATGGAGTATATAAGGTTAAAGATTATTGGGGACATTGGCAAAAACTTGATGAGAACATAGATTTAATTTTTACAGAAAGTCAAGCAAAATGGGCTAAGAATTTCTCAAGTATGGAGGAATATTTAGAAGCTAGAGAAAGTTTTGATAAAAAATATAAAACAATTACTGATAGTTTATATATCACAAAAACTAATAAAGATCCTAAAAAATTAAAAACACATACCACTACAGATTATCAATTACTTAATAATTTAGTTCTTAATAAAGATGACCTTATAGAATTATCCAAAGAAACCGTAGATTATTACAAAAAGATTATAGATTACGATTACGATGCTGTAAGACTTTTTCTAGGAGATATAGCTACAGATATAGAAGTAACTGAGAATGGAGAAGTAGAAAATCATTCAGAATTAAGTGCATCTAGTAAAATACATAGCCTTATACAGCTCATGAATAAAAAAGCATTATCTTTTAAAGAAGTAAGAAGATTTATACAAAACAATATAACTAAAAAAATATGTCAAGTAGCTGGAGGAATATTCTTCTTAGAAGGTGGATATAAGATTATAGCACCTTGTCCAATAACTTTTTGTAATGTATTGCTAACTGGACACAGGGGAGATAATGGACTAGCAGAAAAAGAATTTTATATAGCTGGTTGGGAAGGTGAAAAAGTTACAATATCTCGTAATCCTATTGCATGTTATCAAGAGATACAAAAAACAATTCTTACAGATAAATTAGATAAATATTGCAAAGATTATACTTCAGAAATAATTTTCTTCAATCAAAAAGACAATACTCATATGCTAATGAGTGGAGCTGATGAAGATGGAGATGGATGTAAATGCTTTAAGAATAACATATTATATAACGCAGTAATTACTCCAGAAAAAATATTTGTAAATTTATCAGACGGAATAGAAAATCCTAAGCATATATATAGTAGAAAACAACGTTGGGAGAATGAAGTTGCTTGCTCTGGTAATCTTATAGGAAAGATCGCTAATAGTACCGTTATTATAAATAGTGAAGCACAAGCAAGTTATTATTACTATAAGAAAGATTTAATAGCAAGAAGAGAAGCAGAAGCGAATGGAGAAGAATTTAACCTAAAGAAATGGACTTATAGAGAATTATTCGATAAATATGGTGTAGCTATAGTTGGTAGCGAAGAAAAATGGGAAATGTACAATACAAAAGATTATAGCGATGAAGAATGGGAAAATAAGAGACAAGAATTTATGGATAAACAAAGAAAAGATTTTAATAAATTATTAGCAAAACAATTAGAAAACAAAATATTAATATTTGAAGACACACAAAAAAGACATAAGAAACTTATAGAGAAAAGATTTATAGAAAATAATATAGATAGCTTTAGAGCAATACAGTTAAGTATGATGGCAATTGATTCTCCTAAAACTCTCCGTATGCCTGGTAAAGAAGATTTAGAATTATTGGAATGCTTTGCTAAAGCTAAGAAGCCATATTTCTTATGTATGCTAAAGAAAGATTTAAGAAAGAAAAAAACTACTAATTATAGAACTTGTTTGGACTTACATGCTAAATACATTGCTAAAGAATTATTAAGTGTTAATCTATCCGAAGAACATATTAATAAAGTAGAACTTAAAGATGGTAGTAATGTTAAAAAATTAGCAGCTAAAAGTAATGATTCATTAGTAAAAAAATATATTAAACCTTATATAGATGGTAAAGAAGTCGAGGCAAACGAAGATTTATGCAATTTAATTAGATTAGCATTAGATGTACAAGCTGGAGCAAAAAATAGTAATATGTATAATTTAGACTGGATAAGAAAAAACATGGTGCTAGAAGAAGATGAATATACAGACGAAGAGTGTTACGACTTAGCTAAAATTTACTTTATAGAACAATACCAAAAACTAAGCAAAGATTTAGAGTTGGAAACTATAGTTGCTACTTTATTAAAAGCTAAAGCTAATAGTAGATTTGTATTAAATGTTGCGTGGGATGATTTTGAAAGAGTTCTTAAAGAGTTATATAAAGATACTCCTTATGCTTATATAGAAAATCTTAATGGAGAGATAGACTGGATGTTTAAGAAGTATTCTAAGATAGATACTAGATTTAAAGACAATAACTTAATAGATAAAGATAGAATAGCAGCAGAAAAAAGATTAGGAGGATTAAATAAGATAGGCTTTAAGAAAACTGAAGAAGGATTTGAAAATAGTATAGAAACATATACAAGACTTATATTTACTAGAGAAGGATTTAAGCTAAACGAAAATAAATTAGGTGGATTCTATGAGATACCTGATTTAGAAGATGGACAAGAAGTAGAAGTAGTAGAAGAACCTAAAATTAGACAAAAAAGTGTACATATAGTTTATAAGTTAATATAAATGAAAATAAATATGGGCTAGAATGCCCTCAGAAGAACAAGAAAAGTTTTTTAATAATATTGGTTGAGTGGACATCAAAGAGTGAGGGCTTGTGAAGAAATGGGAATATTAGAAATACCATGTAGAATAACTCACTATCCTGATTATGATGAAAAATTCAATAGGACTAAAGATGATATGATACTTGAAGATTTAATATCAACAAACATAATGCAAAGAGGTGTTGGAAATGTTAATCCTATGAAAATGGCTAAATGTATTATGGAACTTGAGAGGATTAAGGGAATTTACAAAGGTAATCATCAAAAAGTGAAGCAAGATAATCTTACTTCACAATATTCACAAAAAGATATGGCTGAGGAATTAGGAATCACTAGACAACAACTTCAAGATTATAAAAAACTTTTAAATCTTATTCCTGAACTCCAACAAATGGTTGAGAATGGTTCTATGAAGGCTACAGTAGGCTATAAAATATGGGCTAAAATGCCACAGGAGGAACAAGAGAAGCTTTTTAATGATATTGGTTGAGTGGACACCAAAGAGTGAGGGCTTGTAAGGACTTAGGAATTAATTTAGTTCCAGTAATAATCAATGAAGAATTATTAGATGAAGATGAAAAATTAAAAAAACTATTAGCTACTAACTTTGGAAGAGAAAAGAATGATCCTGTTAAACAAGGGAGAGTTTATGAAAAATACGAAAAATTATGTGGAATTCAAAGAGGAGGAGATAGAAGATCAAACCAAAAAATTTTTGGTTTGGTTACCCAAGAACAAATTGCAAAAGAATTAGGTTACAGGGGTATTCCTTACCCCTTACACCTTCGGTTATGGAACGAGAGTTCTACAAAATTAAAGATATAAAGGGGAGAATGTAATGTATAAGAAATATGATAAAGAATATAGTACACAATATTTGCCAGAAGTTGATTTTTTAAAAGCTAAAGGCATAGAAACTACTTTTATAAAAACAATACAAGGAGTAGAGACATATAAATACACAAAAAATAAGAAACTATTCTTAGCTTTAGTAGAATTTTATAATTAAAAATAATGATAAAGGAACGGTGATAAATTATGGAAAGACAAGGAAATTTTGTAAAAATACCTAATTGCATGATAGTAGGTGAAGAAACTTTAATTAAAAAATATGGTGATAAGGCTTTAATAGTATATATATATTTAGAAAATCATAGAACACTTAGAAACAATGTATATATATCGTTAGGAAACTGCATAGAAGAATGTGGGTACAAGCCTGATAATCATAAAGGAAAGACAAACGATCAATTTAGGAAGATATTATTAGGCTTTAAAGAAAAAGGAATTATAGAAACTGATGTAGATTTAGAAAAAGTCAAAATAAATGATTTAATACATTGTACCATGAAAGAAATAGATGATAAATTCTTTACAATATATGATTGTGAATTAGATAAAATCATTGAATATGGAAAGAAAGACGATAAATTAAACATATTAAAAGTATTTGCAGATATAGAGTGTAGAAGGCATAAGAATGCAGACAACGTTAATCCTGAAACTTATAGTGAATATGAGGTAGCTTATCCTTCATATAACCAATTATGTAAAGATACTTTGATAAGTTCGGAAACATCAGTAAAAAAGTACGTAAATATATTGGTTGAATTAGGAATAATTATAGTAGGCAACAATGGAGATAGAGTGAATACAATAACTGGTGAGGTAAAAAGAGATAATAATACTTATGCACTTGCAAATGATGAAGGAAAAAGTAGTCTAAAAGGAGCTTTAAGGCTATACAAGAAAAAGAATATAGAAAATGGTTGGAAATATACTAAATTTAAAGATAATAGAAGTCTAGGTGGAGAAAAGAGTAGAATAGTACAAGCTATAAATAATAAAACAGTTACAGTAGAACAATTGAAAAGATTAAAAGAAATAGACAGTATATTAGATAAAAATAACTATAAAACTACAAACAAAGAACAACGAGAAATAGAAGATTTACTATAAAAAAGAAAAATACAATTGTAACATCTTATAAAATCAAGCTTATTTTTTGAACACACTTTTTTGGTGTCCTCAATTTTAACTAAGCTAATTTTGAACACACCTTTTTAGTGTCCTCATTGGAGTGTAATAATATAGAATAATAATAATAAGATAAAACAACTATTCCCACACTCACGAACTTAACGCTTACGCTATTCGTTCATGTGTTTTTCTTTTTTATATATTTATTCTATCTGTTTTCTTTTTTTTATCCTTTATAAATGACTTATTTTGGTTAGTATTTTGTTAAATTATAGCTTTATTTTGCTTAGATGTAGAATTATAAGGTTAAGCTATTATAGAGCTAATTATTGTTAAGGAGTGATAAAAATGATTGATTATTTCAAGAATTTAATTCCAAAGCCTATGATTGTAGATGAGGAAACACTTGAAAAGATCTTGGATGTAATAGAAGTTCAAAGTAAAGAACCTTCTGAGAAAAGAGATACTAGTAAAACAATTGAAGCATTAGAAAGGGGTAGAGAATTACTAAATACTTTATTTCCTAAATAGGGTGTTAGCTACCGCAACGTTCCACGTTTGCGTACGCTTTCGGTCGTGGAAAGAAAATTATTCATAAATTCCTCATTCTTATTAGTGATACTTATTAGAGCTGCACACATCATAAAGCAACTCTATACCAATTAGAGATTACTATTAATTTAGTAGTCTTTTTTTTATTACAAAAATATTATACGAAGGTGGTATGTAAAAATGATAAAAGAATTAGAAAGAATACTAACAAAAAAATTAAAACATCAAATATTTATTGATGATGAGTTTTCTGTAAAGATAACTAAGCAAAAGTTAGGATATAAGTTATCTATTAAATCTACAGATAATAAAATAGAATTATTTGCTGATGTTTTAGAAGATATAGATTTAAGTCAACTTATGTATTTATTTATTAAGAATCTTTATTATACAGAAGTTAATTGGAGAACTAAAGAAATACATAGAACTAATAGTTTCTTGTATAGAAAGGCTAAACAATTAGCTACTTGGAGTGCTAGAAATAATAAAGATAAAGTAGAGAAGATTAACAAAGAAATAGTAGAAAGATATAAAGAAACAGAAAATTTAAAACAAGAAGTTGCTTATTATAAGCAATTTGTTAGTGTTTTCTATGATATAAAAACAGATATAGAAGAATGGGAGTGGCTTAGATAGACACTCTTTTTTTATACCCTTTTTTCTTAAGAATTAAGGCTAGTAGATAATAGTTACTCTTTATAATTAAATATCAAATTTAGTAATCCTTTAGCTAGTATGCGTACGACCAAGCAAGCTAAGAAAGTTAGATCATAGGTGGGTTTATTACACAGTTAAGATGTTCTGTGTTATCAAAAACATCAAAAATTTATTATAAAGGGGATATTAAAAAATGAAGGAATTACAATTATTAACAGAAAAAGAAGTATTAAAAGGACAAAACATAACAATTTATGGGACAGGAGAAAATCCATTATTTCTAGCTAGAGATGTAGCAAATATAATAGGACATTCTAAAGCAAGAGATATGATAGCAGATGTAGATGAAGATGAAAAAATAAAGATGCCTTTTAAAATGGCGTCTTCAAGATCAACACAGTCTCAATGGTTTTTAACAGAAGATGGACTTTATGAAGTATTACTTACAAGTAGAAAACCTGTTGCAAAACAATTCAGAAAAGAAGTTAAGAAAATTCTTAAACAACTAAGACAAAAAGGCGTTGTAATACTAGAGAATGCTACTAAAGAAGCTATTAATTTCGAAGAGAAGTTTGGTACATACAGAATTAGAAAAACATTCTTAAACTCTACAAATATTACAGAAGATTATAAATTATTTACAGAGTTATCTAAACAAGAATGGAAAGCTAAAAGATTAAATAATGATGATAGAGTTAAACTATCTAAGCTAATTGTCAAAGGTTTAGAACAAAGACTAAATAGAGATAAGTCTAAATTAAGAGCAAGTGAAATGTTAGCTATGCAGGAATTATTAACTGATATAAATAAAGATATTATTAAACTGGAAAATAAAAAACATGGAGGTTTGAAAACGGGGCAACAGAAGCAGATAACTAAATTAAAGCAACAATTAGAAGATATAGAAACTAAATATGTTGTTAGAGATGAAGAATTTGTGACGTTAGATTGTCATGGCTTTAGTAATAATTATATGTATAGCTATATAGAAGGTAAATGCGTTAAGTCTAATGCATATAAAAATTGGATTAAATATTTTCCTTATAATCAAGTGCCAGATGTCGATTATTGGGATGTAGACTTTACTAAACCTGTCGAGATGTTTATAAACTACATAGCAAAGAAAGATGTAGATATTCAAAATTTAGATAAGTCATTTATTGACCGTATTTTTGATATATATAATTTTAATGACAATATAGTACAAGCAGTACATAGACAAAGCATCGGAACTGTAGATAATTTTGCAGACGGAAAAATATCTTTTTACATAAGAAATATAGAAGAATAGTAGGTGATTATACAATGATAATTGATTATGTTTATTTATTAATATTTGCATTGTTTATTTTGACAATTTATAAAGTCGCAAAGATAGAAAATAAATGGGGTTTAATATTGTATATAGGAACAATAATTATTTGCTTAATAAAAATAATAACAGGAGTGTGTAGTATATGTTAGATGTAAATGAATTAAAGCTGAAAAATATAAGATTTTATAAAGGAAGATATGTTGTTAGATTAATGAGAAGTTATAAAACACTATCTGAAGCAAAGAAATTAAAGAAATTCTTAAAGCAATATATAAATTGTGTTAGTATATATCAAACAAAAAATGGATTTATGGTACAAACATATAAAGAATATAAAACTTTAGAAGATGCAATAAAGGTAAGAGATTATTTAACAGAAAAATTAGAAGAACGAAAGAGTGTAGCTTAATGTTTATAACGAAATAAATATGTTAGGAGAGAATTAATATGGGAAAGAAAGTTTTGGCGTTAAGTATTTTGGGACTAATAGCAAGTTTTAGTTTAACAGGTTGTATGGCTGGTTGGCAAAATACAAAAGCAACACATGGAGGGTATTTTACAAACAATAAGAGTGATTATGTTGTTCTTAATGAGAGTGGTGGACAAATAATGGATTGTTGGATATTAGATGACACATATGTAAAACAAAATACCGATACAGATGGATTTAGTCTTGTTGATAAAAATGGCAATGGAATTTTAGTACAAGGTGATTCAAAAATCATTAGATTAAATAATAAAACAGACATGTCTAAATATGTAGAATATCATAAAGAAAAAGATTTAATATCATATGAAGAATTCTATAAAATACATAAAGGAGAGAATTAATATGGGGATTTTAGAAGTTTTAACATTAATATTTATAGTATTAAAGCTATGTGGAGTAATTGCTTGGACTTGGTGGTTAGTTTTATTACCAGAGATTATAGGATTAATATTATACTTTATAGTTGGGATAGGAATTACAATTACAGGAAAGAAAATTAGTAGTAAGAAAATGGAGGATTAAAAAAGATGATAGGATTTACTAGAAAAGAAAGAAAAATTATAAAAACATATTTTAATAGAAGAAATAATTTAAGACATTTAGCTGATAATATAGAAAAGTTAGAAGATAAAGAGTTAGCTAATATTTTAAGAAAGACTTTATTTAATAGATATAAGGTAGAGTTTATAAGTGGAAATGAAGATAGATTAGCAGATATCTATACTAAAGAAATGTTAGAAATTGGTGTTAAGTCTTATTGTATATTATAGATATTATTATCTTAAATAAAATACACGTAAATGAGTATTAATAATAAAGGAGAATAAAGATGATATATACAATATGTGGTAAATGTGGAGATAAAATAAAGGTAGGAACTAAGTGTGAACGGTGTACTAAGGAAGCATATAGACAGTATAAGCATTATAGAAAAGATAAGAGAGAGCAACAGTTCTATGCTAACAATCAATGGAAAACATTATCAGAAATTATTAAGAGAAGATATTTAGGCATGTGCTTGAATTGTTGGGACAAAGGTATTATAGAAATGTGTACTACTACACATCACATAATAGAGTTAAAAGAAGATTGGAATAGAAGGTTAGATAAAGATAACTTAATACCATTATGTACTAGATGTCATCAGAAGATACATAATGAATATAAGAATAATAAGGCTATAGAACAAGCTAGGTTAAGAGATATATTAAAAAAATATAAGGAGACATATAAATTATAAGATACCGGGGGAGTGGTCATTGATACGATAGAAATGTCAAAAAGTCCGAGTCACTCTCTCAGTAACACAAAATTCCCTTATGAATATTTTTTAGGAAGGAGGAGGATAATATTGGCTAAAGCATCTAAACCAGTAAATTTACTAAATAAACATTTAACTAAAGAAGAAATTGCAAATAGAAAAGAACAGGAAGAAAAGTTAAAAGGTAGAGATAATAAAGTTTATAGAACTCCTACCACCCTTTCTAAAGAAGGGAAAAAAGTTTATAAAAATTTAGTAGGAGAACTAAGAGAAAGCAATATATTAAACAATTTAGATATAGAAATATTATTAACAACTGTAGATTCTATATTAAGAATGCAAGAATGTAAAGATATAATAGATAAAACTGGAGTTATTCTAACTAAGGAAGATGGTACATTATATAGAAATCCAGCGACTACTATTTATAAAGATTATAATGCTATATATAATAAATGCTGCATGGAGCTAGGATTAAGTCCTTCAAGTAGAAGTAAATTAAGCTTAATTAATGTTAATGCGAAAGCAAAAGAAAATGATCCTTTGCTTGCTGCGTTAGGTGGTGGCAACAAATAATGTTACTATTAGATAAAGCTATAAGATATGCTAAAGATGTAGTAGATGGAAAAGAAATTACTACTAAAGAAGTTAAACAACAATGTCAAATATTTTTAGATGATTACTATGAAAAGCAATATGATGAGAGTTTTGAGTTTTGCTTTGATGAAGATAAATTACTTGTAATAAATAATTTATTAAAGTTATTTAATTTTGCTACAGGATTTATTAAAGGTAATGTATTAGAAGGTTTGGTTGGTTTCCAAGCCTTATTTTTATGTGCAATTTTTGGATGGAGATATAAAAATGATAGGGACAAATTTAGATATAGAGATGTAGTTCTATTTATTCCTCGAAAAAATGCTAAAACATTTATTATTGCTATAGTAATAATTCTTTTAATGTTAACGGAAGAAGAGTATAGCGAATTTTATTCTATTTGCTTAGATAGAGAGTTAGCTACAGAAGTCAAAAAAGCAATGACACAAATAATAAATGCTAGTCCAGCTTTAACTAAATATTTTAATATAAGTAAAATTTTAAGTGGGAAAGTAACTTGTAAATTAACCAACTCTTATTACCAGGCAAGAACAGCTGAAGCAGACAAGAACAACGCCATAAGACCTTGTGTAGTATGCGTTGATGAAGTAGGAGCATTTAAAGATAATAGCAATATACAAGCTATGAGAAGTGGACAATTAAGTGTTAAAAATCCGTTAATGCTTAAGATAACAACAGCTTATGCTAATAGTGACAGTATAATGTTGGAAGAGTTAGAGTATGTAAAGGCTGTTTTAGAAGGTACTATAGAAAATAAAAAATTATTTGCTTTACTTTATTATGCAGATAGAGAAGAAGCATGGAGAGATAATGCTATATATAAAGCTAATCCGCTGAGAGTTGAAGAAAACTACAAAGAAATAATGGAAAATAGGGATATAGCTAAAGTGAAAGTTAGTGAACAAGAAGAGTTTCTTACTAAACATTTAAATATTTTTTTAGAAACTAACGAGATTAATAAATATGTAGATATTAAAGCATGGAAGAAATGTAGAGTAGACAAAATAGATTTTAGTGGTAAACATATTATGGTTGGAGTAGATTTATCTGTAACTACTGACCTTACAGCAGTATCTATAATGTATAAAGAAAATAATATACTGTATTGTCATAGCAAAGCATTTTTACCACTAGATAGCTTGGCTAAACGTAGAGAGAGAATAGATTATAAAAGATATGCAGAACTTGGATATTGTGATATTCATGACGGTATGACGGTAAATTATACTTTGGTAGAAGAATATATAAGAAGTTTAGAAGATAAATATAATTGCACTATAGACTATATTATAACAGATCCGATGAACGCTGGAGAAATGATGGATAGATTAAAACAAGATTATAATGTAATAAAATTAAGACAAACATATACTAATTTAAGTCCAGCTACTAAAGAGTTTAGAAAAAAAATATATGATGGAGAAGTTAAATATGAAAAAAATGAACTCCTTGACTGGTGTATGAGTAATGCTATAACAACTAAGGGTAAAAGTGATGATGAAATGTTAGCTAAAGAAAATAAAAATAAACAAAGAATAGATATGGTTGCTGCATTGATATTTTGCTATACACAATTACTTAAAGATAACAATAATTATAATGCAATAGAACAACTTTTAAATATGGATTGGTAGGTGATACAATGAAAAATATTATAAAAAAACTTAAAAATAAAATCTTATGGTCGGAGTTATTTATAATAGCTTCTATTTTTTTATTCATTTTTACTACCTTTCTATTAAATTTTTGGATTGGAATGTATTTGCTTAGTATATTTCTAGGTGTACTAGGTTATTTAATATTTAAAATTTATTAGAAAGGGAGGTGAATAGATGTTTTTGGATAAAATAGCTGAAAAAAGAAGTGAAAGCAACAATACTTATGATTTTGCTAGTTTTTTAAGGGGAGAAAATATAGATACTAAAAATGCACTAAACAATAGTACATATATAAAATCTATAAATATATTAGCAGATACTATAGCTAAATTGCCTATTTTATTAAAGAAAACAACAGAAAATGGAGAAATAGAAGCTACAGAGCAAGATTTATATACTCTATTAAGACTTAGGTCAAATAAAGAGATGAGTGCATTTGATGTTATTAAATCTTTAATTCTTACTTATAAGCATTACGGCATAGCTGGATTATATATAATTAGAGACAATAAAGGTGTTCCCACAGCGTTATACCCCGTACAGATAAATTCTATAATTATAGATAATTTAGGATTAATCAAATCTATAAAACAAAATAAAATTGTAGTAGATTTTTCATGTGGTAATTCTACTGGTAGTTGCTTTTTAGAAGATATTATTATTCTAAAAGATAATTCATTTGATGGTGTAAATGGTAAATCTGTAAGAAATTATGCTAAAGATAGTATTAATACTAATTTACAAGCACAAAAGTATCAGAAAGACTTATTTGAGAATGGGTTAACAAGTAAAGCAGTAGTACAAACTGTAACAGATATAAAAGATGGAGGACAACTAGGACAAGTACAAGAAAAGTTTAATAATCTTTATAAAAGTAATAATAGAGTTTTCTTAGTACCAGCCGGATTTAATATTAGTCCTTTAAATTTATCTTTGGTAGATAGTCAGTTTGCAGAACTAAAAGTAGATGGTAAGAAGGAAATAGCTAATATTATAGGTGTTCCTTATAAACTTATAGATAATGGAGTGTTAACAGAAGAAGAAAATATATCTTTTTTAACTAATACTATAAGCCCAATAATTACACAATTAGAGCAAGAACTAAATTATAAGTTATTAACTAATTTACAGATTAAACAAGGCTATAAGATAAGATTTAATGTTAATGTTATGCTTAGAGTTAATCCAAAAGTACAGCAAGAAATCTTATGTAATTATATTAAGAATGGTGTCTATACAACAAATGATGTTAGAGAAATTTTAGGATTTAACAAGATAGAAGGAGCAGATATTTTAACATATCCAAGTGGACAAGTTACTTTAGAAAATATTATTTCTGGAGAAGCTAGTTGGCTGAAGGGAGGTGAGAAGAATGGAAAAACAACAGAAGGAAATTAGAAAAATTATCGCTAGTGATTTAATTACTAGAACATTAGAAGACACAGAAGAAAAAGTAATAAGTGGATACATAAATAAGTTTAATACTCTTAGTCAGTATTTAGGATTTTTTGAAGAAGTCTTACCAGGTGCTTTTGATAAAACTTTAGCTGATGGTCATAATATATATGCTATGTACAATCATAATTCTGATATGATTTTAGGTTCTACAAAGAGTGGTTCTCTAAAATTAAATACAGATGAAGTAGGACTACATTTTGAATTAAAAATAAATTCTAATATATCTTATGCGAACGATCTATATGAATTAGTTAGCAATGGAGATATAGATGGTTGTAGCTTTGGATTTTATGTATTAGATGATGAATGGACTTATACAGAAGATAAAGTGGACTTAAGAAAAGTTAAGGAAGTAGAGTTAATAGAAGTTACTATTACTCCATTCCCAGCTTATTTAGACAGTGAAGCTAGTTGTAGAAGCTTTGAATTACATAATAAAGAAGTTGAAAAGGCTAAAGAATTAAGAGATTTAGAAAAAGAAATTGAATTATTAGAAATTGAAGCAGAACTACTATAAATGGTGGTTCTTTTTTTATGAAAGGAGATATTTAATATGAAAATAAATGAAATTAAAGAACAAATTAAAAACTTAACTGGAGAAATTAGAAATCTAACTAATGCTAAAGATTTAGATGGAGCTAAGGCTAAAATGGAAGAGTTAAGAAATGCTAAAGAAATGCTAAGAATAGAAGAAGAATTAGCAGAAGAAGAAATGAGAGATTTACAGAAACAAAAAGAAGAAAGAAAGGATGATGTAAAAATGGAAAATAGAGAACAACAAACAGCAAAAGAATTAAGAGCAATTATTAAAGCTGCAACAGGAAAATCTATAAATGAAGAAGAAAGAGCATTATTAGCTAATAACCCACAAAATGGAGAAGGATATATATTACCACAAACAGTATCTACTAAAATTGTAGAGTTAATAAGACAATATAAATCTTTAAGAGACGTTGTAGGACATATGGAAACTTCTACATTAACAGGATCTTTCCCAATAGAAAATTTTGAAACTGTATCTGGTTTAGTAGATTTTGCAGAAGATGGTTCAGCAGAATTAACAGAAGCTAAAGATATTAAATTTAAGAATGTAACTTACGCATTAAAAGAAAAAGGAGCATTTGTTGCATTGTCTAATACTTTATTAAATATGTCAGATAACGATTTAATAGGTTATGTTGCTAATGTATTTGCTAAGAAAGCTATAATAACTGAAAATAAAATGGCAATAGAAACATTAGGTAAGGGTAAAGTTAAAAAGCCTTTAGCAGACCATAAAGCTTTAAAGAAATCCTTAAGTGTAGATTTAGATCCTTCTGTATTATATGGTTGTGTAATTGTTACAAACCAAGATGGATTTGCTTTCTTAGATGCTATAGAAGATAAAAATGGTAGACCATTATTACAACCTAATCCAACAGATGCAACTAAGAAGATGTTTAATGGCTTCCCAATAGAAGTATTCTCTAACTCTATGTTACCAACAGTAGGTAAAAAAGTACCAGTTATTTATGGTAACTTAGAAGAAGCTGTAAAGTTTGTAGATAATGGTAAATATTCATTTGCTACAAGTGATCAAGCTGGTTTCTTAAAAAATGTTACATATGCAAGAATTATTGAACATATAGACTGTGTACAAGTAGATGCAAGTGATAAATTATATTGCTATGGAGAACTTACTATAGAATAATAAAAATAATTTTAGAAGGGATTAATCTCCCTTCTTTTTTATTATAAGAAAGGAGTGAAGCTATGGTTAGCTTAGAAGAGATGAAACAATATCTTAGAATAGATTATCCGGATGATGATGAATTAATAACAAGTCTAATACAACAAGCTCAAATATACATAGATAGTTGTTGTGGTATTAATTATAAATTACATACAGATAAAGTTAATCTAGCTAATTTACTAATTAAGAAAATGGTTTCTGATCAATATGATAACAGGGGATTATATTTAGATTCTAAAAAAAATGGTTATGATAGAATGTCTAGCACTATATTAGAATTATTATCTAATTGTGAGGGTGTTGTTAATGAATAATAGAATAAGCATTAAGAAACTAGAAGATAAAATAGTTAATGGTAGAAGGCAAAAGGGAGTTACATCAGAGTTCTATAATTGTTGGGCAGAAATATTAGATCTGTATGGACAAGAATTATATGAAGCTATGGCAATTAAGCTAGAGAATACTATTGTCTTTAAGATTAGATATTGCAAAAAGCTAGAAGAACTTAGAAATAAAGAAAACTTTATAGTAGAGTGGCAAGGGCGTAAATATAGTATCTATTACCCAGACTTTATGGGGTATAACAAGCAGTACATTAAGTTGAAATGTAAGGAAGTATTATAAATGAGTAGCTTTAGCATGGAATTTACTGGTTTAGAAGAGCTTATAAAGACTGTAGAAGAATTGGGAACAGAACAAGATTTAGAGAAAACCAACAAAAAAGTTCTTAAAGAATGCGGAGATTTAGCTTATAAAACTGTACAACCATTGATTCATAAGAGTAGAGACAATAGCAAGAGTGGGAGAAAAGGTAGTAGACCATCAGGACATGCAGCAGATAATATTCCACAACCTAAATCTAAGAAAATTAAAGGAAGACAATATGTAATTGTTGGATGGGATAAATCAGATAACAGTAAATATTGGTATATGAAAATAGAAGAATGGGGATCTAGCCAAAGACCACCGCACCACTCATTTGGTAAAGTTAATAAGATATTAAAGAAACAATATGACAATATAGCAATTAAGGAATATGAAAACTTGATAAAAAAATTAGAAAGATAGGAGGTAGGCATGGAAGAAGAATTAGATATTATAGCATTAGTTAGTGAATCATTAGCTGGTCTAAATGTAGATGTTATAGAAGGTTGGTATGATAAAGAACTTAATAATACACATATAACGGTACATGAATATTTAGATCAGGAAGATGATTTTGAAGATGACGATGCTAGTACATTAGAACATAATTTACAAATAGATGTTTGGAGTATGGATTCTTTGGAAGCTTATACTCTTAAAAAGAAAATTAGAAAATTAATGAAAAAAAATGAATTTAAATATGAAAGCGGACAAGATTTTTATGAAGTAGATACAGGTATTTATCACAAAGCTTTACGCTTTACATATTTAGAAGAGATTTAAAAGGAGGAGATATAGATGGCAGAACAAGCATTAAAAACAAGAAGAAAAGCACTTAAAGATATATATATAGCTATAGTAACTAAAAATGATGCAACTGGTTATACAGCAGATACACCAGTTAAATTAGGAAGGGCAATTAGTGCGAAAGTTACAGTTAAGAAAAGCACCGAAACAACTAGAAGTGACGATTCGATAGAAGAAATTATAGAAAATTCTGAAGGAACAGAGATAGAATTTGATGTTAATAAATTAAGTATGGAGCAAAAAGCTATATTGAGGGGTGCTACTTATAAAGACGGTATGTTAGTTTATAACAAAGATGATCAAGCTAAAGAAGTTGCAATAGGTTGGAGAGCTAAAAATACTAATGGAAAATATGAATTTGTATGGCATTATTGCGGTAAGTTTAATGGTGGATGGACAGAAGACTATGAAACAGAACAAGATAAGGTTAAGACACAAACTGCAAAGATGAAAGGAACTTTTTATAGTAGAGAAAAAGATGGAAATTCTTGCGTAGAAATAGATGAGTCTTATTTATTAGAAGAGCATACTAGCGCTAAAAGTGCAATACAAAATTGGTTTGGGCAAGTACAAGAACCAATAGAAAAATAAGAAGGTAGATTATTCTACCTTCTTTTTTATTAGAAAGGAGATAACATATGCAAGTTACAATTAAAGGTAAAAAATATGAAAGTGGAAAAATATTAAGAAATAAATATAAGGTTTATACAGAAGCTAGAGACAGAATATCAGAAAAGGAAATTTATGATGATAGTGATTTAGATGAAATGGTAAGAGTAATAGTAGCTATATTCGATAATCAATTTACAGAAGATGATGTCAACAATGACATGGATGTATCAGATATTATTTTAAATTTTAGTTCTATGGATTTTGAAATAGTAGAAAAGGTCAATAAAAAAGCTGAGAAAATACAAAAGGCTTTTATGAAGGGCAAGAAATAGAAATTGATGATATATCTATTAATTGCCATTGTTTAGATAAATTTACTACTTATAATTATAAAAATTTTATAAAGCTATCTAAAAAATATGAGAATGCAGACATCGATTTATGCTATAACATCGTTTCTAATATTTTTTCAAATTTAAGTAGGAATGAAATAATGCAATTAGAAGTATTCGATTTTTTTGAAACTTATATTTTTATTAGAAAGTATGTAGACAAAATACAAGATAGAATCAGAGAAATTTTTGTAGGAGATGAAGTTATAGAAAAAAGTGCATTTGATGAATATGACAAAGAAGAAGGCTATTTAGATGAAGAACTAGAAGAAGAGAATATCTATGATAATTACCTAAAGGTTATAGACAATATAATACAGTACGCTATTAAGAACTTTAATAATAGCTTAGAAGCAACTTTAAACATGGATATATTAGATTTATTAGACTATATAGAGTTTAGTATAAATCAGAGAAATGAGGAGGAGATAGAGTAGAAAGGAGGTAGTTACATATGGCAGCTAATGTTAAGATTGGTGCTAATTCGAGTGATTTTCAGAAGCAGATGAAGGAAATGACACAAGAACTTAAGAAAGTTAGTAGTAGCTTTAATTTAGCTAATACACAGGCTAAACTTTTTGGAAAAAGCACAGATTTACTTAAAAGTAGACAATCAGAATTAACTTCTAAGATGCAGATACAAAATAGAATTATAGAAGCACAGAATAACAATATAAAAAAGTTAAATGGAGATTTAGATAAGCAAAAATCTACACAAAAAGACTTATCTTCTAAAATAGAAGAAACAACTAGAAAGTATAAAGAAAGCGTAGAAGCAACAGGCAAGAATAGTAAAGAATCTAAAGAATTAGCTAAAGAGCTTAAAGGATTAAAAGAAGATTATGCACAAAATACTAAGGCTATAGAAACTAATACTACTAAGCTTAATAATGCAGAAACTAAGCTTAATAATAGTAAGAAAGCACTGTTAGAGAATAAGAAAGCATTAGAAGAAGTTAATAAAGAGTTAGAGAAGAGTAAGTTAGATAAATTTACAGAAGGACTTGGAAAAGCTGGAGAAAAAGCCTCAAAAATAAGTAATAAAATGAAACCAGCTAGTGTTGCTATAACTGGCTTAGGAACTGCTGCTGGATATGCAGAGATGAAGTTTGAAGATGGAGTAGCTAATATTAATACTTTGTTAGATGATCAAAGTCATCTTGATGGATATAAAAATAAAGTTATAGAAGTTTCTAATGATACAGGTAAAAGTTTAGAAGATATAACAGATGGTATGTACACTTGTATTTCTTCTATTGGAGATGGTGGAGAAGAAACTGCTAAAATTTTCGAAACTATGGCAAAAAGTGCTAAAGCTGGTGGAGCAGAAACAAATGATGCGGTTGCTTTAATTAGTGCTGGTATGAAGGGATATAATAAAGTAAATAATGAAACAGCTAAGCAAATTTCTGACTTAGCATTCCAAACAGCTAAATTAGGAGTAACAACATTCCCAGAAATGGCTAGTAGTATGAAACCTTTATTTCCTTTATCTTCTACGTTAAATATTAGTATGCAAGAATTGTTTGGTTCAATGGCTACTTTAACAGGTGTAACAGGTAATACTGCTGAAGTGAGTACACAAATGAAAGCTGTATTTAGTAACTTGATTAAACCAACTGGAGACATGGATAAGTTAATAAAGAAATATGGTTATAGTAACGGACAAGCTATGATAAAAGCTAAAGGGCTTACAGGAGTTTTACAGATCTTGCAAAAAGAAACTGGTGGACAATCAGATAAGTTGGGTAAATTATTTAGTAGTACAGAAGCACTTACAGCAGTTACAGCACTTACTGGAACACAATTTGATAATTTTAAGGATAAAACAAAGGCTATGAATGATGCTTTAGGTTCTACAGATAAAGCTTTGGAGAAGATTAATAATACTACTGGTAATGATTTAAGAACTTCTTTGAATATGGCTAAAAATAGTCTAGTTGGATTTGGAGAAGTATTAGCACCTTTTATTTCTATGGGAGCTAAGGCATTGAGTACATTAACAAAAGGACTACAAGATATGTCTGGATGGCAAAAGAATTTAGTGGTTGGTTTTGGAGCAACGTTTGTAGGAACTAACTTATTATTAGGTGGTTTTAGTAAACTATCGAAAGGTTTAAAAGATAATATAAAATTTGCTAAAGACACAGCAAAAGCATTTAAAAATGGTGCTAGTAAATTAAAAGACTTTGCTAAAGCAACAAAAGAAGGTACTAATATAATTGGAAAATTTGGTAAAGGTATAGTTAATGGTACTAAAACAGTAGCTAGCTTTACTAAAGCAATAATATTAAATACTGCACAAGGTATAAAAAATGGAGCTATATGGGTAGCTAATAAGGTGAAAATGTTAGCTTATAAAACAGCACAGATTGCCGTAACTGGAGCAACTAAAGCAATGACATTAGCACAAAAAACATTGAATTTAGCGTTATCCATGAATCCAATAGGAGTTGTTATAACATTATTAGTAGCATTAGCAGCAACATTTGTAGTTTTATATAACAAATGTACATGGTTTAGAAATGGAGTTAATGCGGTATGGGCAGGAGTTAAATCTGTATTTAAAGGTTTTGCTAACTTTTTCAAAGGAGCATTTAGTAGAGATTGGACACAAACATTTGGTCTACTAGGTATTCAACTTAATAGTTTCTTTGGTACAGTAAGTGCAATATGGAATGGTGTTAAAGGTGTCTTTACTGGAATAATAACATTTATTAAGGGTGTCTTTACTGGAAACTGGAGAAGTGCATTTCAAGGCTTAGCTGATATAGTTAAGTCTATTTTTGGTATGCTAGGTGGAATAATTAAAGCTCCAATTAATGCTGCAATAAGTGGAATTAATATGGCAATTCGAGGAATAAATAGTTTAAGCTTTAATGTACCTTCATGGATTCCTGGCATAGGTGGAAGTCATTTTGGTGTTAACTTACCAACTATACCAGCTTTAGCAGAAGGGGGAATAGTTACTAAAGCAACTATGGCTTTAGTAGGAGAAGGAAAAGAACATGAAGCAGTAATTCCATTGTCAAAGTTAGATAAGTTAGTAAGTAGAAGTGTAGAAAAGGTTCTTAATGCTAAAGAAGATAGTAAAGACAATAAGCCAAACAATAATATTTATGAAATTATAATACCTATAGATGGTAAAACTATCGCTAAAGTAGTTATAGATTCTATGGGAAATATATTAAATAGTAATGCAAATAGTAGAGCAGTTGTAAGGGGAGGTGGAACAAATGCTAGATTTGCTTTTTAATCTTAAATTTTTAAAACAAGATATAGGGGTAAGTATAGTTAGGCGTTCCCCTGCTATACTTGCTAATAAGAACATAAATGTAATAAATAGAGTTGGAGCAGATGGAGATTTATATGAAGACTTAGGTGGAAGAAAAGACATTATAATACCAGTAGAGTGTAATTTTATATCAGATAATCCTAAAGAAGTTTTTAGAAGAGTTAAGCATTGGTTAAATAATATAGAAGATAATAAACTTATCTTTACAGATGATCCTGGATGGTTTTATAAAGTTGTTAATGTAGAAATAGGACAAATGGAAGTTAAGTTTAAAAGAAAGGGAGAATTTACTATTAACTTTACTTGTAGGGGATGGCAATATTCTTTAGATGGAGATGAATTTTTAGAGATAGAAAATAATACTATGCTTTACAATGAATATGATTTAGCTAAGCCACTTCTATACTTAGAAGGTAACGGAGAAATAACTGTTACTATAAACAATAATAGTTTTTCTGTAATGTTAAGAGATTTTCTTTATATAGATTCAGAACTGGAAATAGCATATAGAGAAAAAACGGATTGTTTAAATATAGAAACTGGAGATTATCCATTATTGGAATATGGAGAAAATAACATAAGTTTTAATGGCAATGTTAGTAAAATAGAAATTAAACCAAGATGGAGGGAGGTGTAATAGTTGCAATATTATAAGATAGATAATTATAACTTTGTTAAAAATGGAGATATTACTTTACAACCTATAGATGGAAAACTAAGATTAGAATTAAATACTGGACTTAATGAAATAGAATTTGAATTAGGCTATGACAAAGAAAAGAGATGGACTAGAATAGAAGAATGGGGAGTAATAAAGACAGATGTTTTCTATTCTAAAAACAAACAATTATATAGAATCTATAATATAGATAAAGGTATGTTTAGCTTAAAGATAAAAGCAAGGCATATCTTTTTTGATTTAGTAAAACATAATTTATTAGATACAAGAGCAGTAGCTTGTAATGGTCAGCAAGCTTTAGAAAGAATATTAGAAGGGACTAAGTATAAAGGACATAGTGATATAGATAGAATTAATACTTGTTATTTTTGTGTTACTAATATCGTACAAGCAATAAATGGAGAAAATGATAATAGTTTTAGAAACCGTTGGGGTGGAGAAATGCTATTCGATAATTTTGACATCTATATAAATAATAGAATAGGTGGAGATTATGGAGTAAGAGTTAACTATAGTAGAAATATGGAAGATGTTAATCTAATTATAGATAGAGATAATATTGTAACTAGAGCATACCCTAGAGCTTTTGATGGCATAATGTTGCCTGAAAAATATATAGATTCTCCATTAATTAATAAATATCCTATTGTTTGTGAAGATTATATAGATATGAGTGATTTAAAGCTTAAAGATCCTAATACTTCTAATGATGAAGGTTTTGATACTGAAGAAGAACTTTACCAAGCAATGAGAGAAAGAATGAAAAAACTTTATGAAGGTGGAATTGATAAACCTTCTATAAGTGGTAATGTTAAAGTTGCTATGCTAGAAAATAGTATAGAGTATAAAGACTTTAAAGGCTTAGTTAATATTGGTATAGGAGATACAGTAACAGTTAACCATAAAGACATAGATATAGATATGAAAACTAGGGCTATTACTATTGAATGGAACTTAGTTACTAAGAAATATGAAAATATAGAGTTTGGTGATGTAGAAGTAAATTACTTTGCTAAACAAGATATAGCAAGGGAACAATTAGATAATATCTTAAATAAAAATGGTACTGTTAATGCAGGGGAAATGGAAGGTATTATAAATGCTATGCAAACTAAGTTTAAAGCACTTAGGGATGTAGCACAACCACAACATACACTAGGTATGTTATTTGAAGATAAAATTAAAGGTAGTGCAACTTATGGAGCCATGGCGATTGGTTCTATGGGATTTATGATAGCATCTGAAAGAACCGAAGATGATAAAGATTGGAATTGGAAAACATTCGGTAGTGGACAAGGATTTTTTGCAGATTGGCTAGTAGGTAAACTTAGAACGGTATTAATAGAAAACATGGATGGTAGTTTCCAAATGGATTTAAATAAACCAGGTGGAATGATATTTAAAAATAATGGTCTTAAATCTATGCTTATAGAGAACAATGCATTAAAAATGTTCAATTGGAAAAAAGATGAACAATATATAGGTGGACTTACATCTTTAATAGCTGGAGACAATAAAGAAAAACCTTTAGTAGGTTTAACAAACTCTCCTAAAGCTGCTATAAATATAGGTTATGAGAAAAAAGAAGATACTAAAGTAGTGCCTTCCTATGTTCAATTCGATAAGTACAATGTATTAGGCGATGAAGATGGTAAACCAATTAGAATTTGGGAAGATATAGATGCAAAAGGCAGTAGTGTTTATAATATTAATTTGAAAAGTAAAGACGATAAAAGCTGGATTACTGTAAAAGATGGAGAATTATCTTTAAAATATAAAGACCAATTCTTAATGATAACAGATAAGGGGATAACTTTAAAAGGTGATGTTATTTTAGACGGAGTTATAAAAAATACAAGTGGCAATTTAGTGCTAGATCCTAATGCTCCACAAGGTGGAGGCGTTGATGGTTCTGATTCATTAAGAAATTCAGTTGTTAATAGTGCTAGAAAACTTATAGGTAAACCTTATGTGTGGGGTGGAAATTATCCACCTTTAGGTTCTGATGTTGGTACAGATTGTTCAGGATTAATGCAATGGAGTTATCATGACAATGGAATTACGTTAAGTAGAACTACCTATACACAAATAAACGAAGGGTTTGAAGTAAAAGAAAATGAATTAAAACCTGGAGATTTAATTTTTATGCATTTCACTGCACCAAATACACCGCAACATGTATTTATGTATAGTGGTGAAAAAGATGGACAACATATGTGTGTTGAAGCACCTAGAACTGGATTAAATATAAGAGAGAGAGCATTTACATGGGGTTCTGATTATAGAGCAAGAAGAATAATAAAAGATACCCCAGGAGGAAATGTAAATGGAAATGCTGGAACTAAAGCAAGTAAAAATATAATTTATTATGTTAAAGGTATAGAAGGATATGCACCTTACCATTATTATGATTCCGTTGGGGTTAAGACACTTGGCTATGGAATGACAGGAAGCGAATTATCTGGTGTAAGTGTTCCATTAAGTGAAACAAGTGCTACACATTATTTAGTAGATAATTTTAATAGACTTTATTATACACCAGTTTTAAATATGCTTAAAGCTAGAGGAGCTACTAATATGTTACAAAGAGAAGTAGATGCATTAGCAAGTTTTGCATATAATTGTGGTTTAGACTCTAATGGTTTAGGCGGTAGCCAATTATTAAAAAAATATGTAGCTGGAGAAAGAGGGGAAAGCATACATAATGAATTTAAAAAATGGGTGCATGGTGGTGGACAAGTTCTACCAGGATTAGTTAGAAGAAGAGAAGAAGAATGGAAGATATTTAGTGGTTCTAGTTCTCCAGTAGGAGGATATAATACAACACCTTCTATATCTTACATAGGAACTAATGGTTTACCAACAGGTAGAGTTGTAACTGAAAATGGTGGATATGGAGCAAGTCCATATTAGAGAGTAGATTAATTTCTACTCTTTTTTATTACAAGAAAGGAGAATATTATGCAATATATAGAAACTAAAACAGTTTATATAGATAGAGATGAGCTAATAGAGATTAAAGCAATAGAGCATGATGTTAAAACACGCTTTATAGATTTTAAATTTATAGCAGCTAATAAGATTTTAGATATAAGTAATTGTATAGTTAGAGTTTATGCTATTACAAGTAAAGGCAATGAAATATTTAATAATCTTACTATAGTAGATGGACTTAAAGGAATAGCAAGATTAGAGTTAACAGATGCTTTATTAGTGCCAGGAACTACAGAATATATGTTAAAGATAACTACAGATAACGGTGGCATTCTTAGTTCTAATAGATTTAATTTAATAGTAGATAAGGACTTAATGACAGGTAATGCTATAGAAGGAACAAATGAGTATAAAGCACTAGATGAAGCTTTAAAGACAGTTGGGGAACTTAATTCTATGAAAGTAAATATAGAAAAAAATGCTACTAACATAGATAAAATAACAGAAAAATTAGATTATACATCAGAAAGAATGCAAGATAATACAGAAACTATTATCTATAATCTTAAAAATAAGGAAGGTTCCTATGGGGATTGTATAGTCATAAAGGCGGATGATGGAACTTTTAGTATGATTGATTGCTTCATGGAAGAAAATTATCAAGTTCAAATTCAACAATTAGATAAAATTGGATTAACAAAGTTAAAATATCTTTTTATAACTCATGATCACTCTGACCATGTTGGAAATGCTCCTAAAATAATTGAAAAATATAGACCTGACTTTATCGTTTATAAAGACGGTATAGATTATTCTAGGTTGCCAAGCGTAGAGCAAGAATGGGACACTAAAGGATACCATGACAGAATGTTAGCAGCAGCCGATAAGTTTGGAGTACAAAAGATAGTTGCTAATGACCAACAGTTCAGAATTGGGAAAAATGATTATATAGAAGCTTTCGCAAGTAAATTTTATGATTATAGCAATGAAAATAATATGAGTGTTAATTATTTATTAGTAAGCCATGGAACAAAAAGTCTATTTCCTGGAGACAGTACAGTAGCTACTGAAACACATCTACAGAATAGAATAGGTAAAATTGATTTATACAAATTAAGTCATCATGGAGCCGACGGTGGTAACTCAGACAAGCGATTTGAAGAGTTACAAGCTAGGTATTGCTTAATAGATAGATTAGATGTTTATAAGAAAGATATTATAAAAAACTTTGCTTTAAAATGTCTAAAATATGGCGGTAAAGTTTACTCCAACGATAATAACGATATGACAGTATTTAAAATAGCAAGGGGTACTATTTATCCATGCTGTCATGAGTATAAATTACCACTTCAATTCCTAGATTACTATAGTGGAAAATACAAAATGACTAATGAAGCTGGGGGAATTGCAACCAAAGGAATATATCCTTATAAATCAGACTTCTACTTTGTAAAGGACGATGGATTTATTGCTAAAAATGAGTGGATAAAACATGATGGAATTGATTATCATGCAAGTTCTTCAGGTGCTTTAGATAGAAATTGCTTTATTCAAGGTACTTTTAATGAAAAACCTTGTTATTATTGGATAGATGAAAATTGCAAAATGGTTATAGAGCCTAAGCTTATTTATTATAACAATAATACTTATTTAATTAAGTCTAATACATTAATGGCAGAAGAAGAGTTTTATGAATACCAGGCTAACTATTATTATGCTGGTAAAGGTGGAGCATTAAAGAAGAATGAATGGCTTTATAAAGATTCTAACTACTATTGGCTAAAATTTAATGGAGTAATGGCTTCTGAGGAAACCTTATTCATTGAAGGCAAGTGGTATGACTTTAACGGAAGTGGAGTATGTACTAATCCAAGTGCAGGAAGAGATACAAAAGCAAAATAGAAAGGAGAGTGAACTATGAGTGAAATAGGATTAAACATTAATGTTGATTCTTATAATAACGAAGGAATAAAAACAATAAAAGGTAACAATAATGCAGAAATCTATAAACTATATATCTTAAAGAATAAAAGAAGATTAAGTTTAGTAGGTAAGACTGTTAAACTTGGCTATGTAATGGTTGGGACAACAAATGGAGATGTAATAGAAAATTTAAATATTACAAATGCAGAGCAAGGAGAAATCACCTTCCCAATAACTAATAGAATTAGTAAGAAGGATGGAGTTTACTCTTGCCAGCTTGCTATTTATGGAGCAGATGGATTCTTAGAGCATACAGCAACATTTGGATTAACTGTAGAAGCTAATATATTTACTAAAATAGCTGGAGAAATAGTAGATAGTAAAGACTTTACTTATTTAGAAAATATACTAGACAAAGCTAGTAAGCTAAGTGAAAAGTTAAAAGAAAATACTTCTAGTGCGACTAATGCAAATAGTAATTTAGAATCTAATATAACAGAAGCTAATAATATTAATTCTAAGCTCTTAGAAAATACTTCTATTGCTACTTCTTTAAATAGTAATTTAGAATCTAATATAAATCTAGCTAAAGAAGTTAAAGAAACTATAAAAGATTTAGATACTAAAAATATAGAAGCTACAAGTAAAATAGAAAGATTAGAAGGCTTAAATGCTAAAGCAGAAGAGTTAAGCAATAACATTAATGAAGCATTACCAGTTAAAGATGCTCTTGTTAAGAATACTGAATCAGCTAAAGTTGCTAACACAAACCTTGCAGCAGCTAACCAAGAAGCTATATCTAAAAATACAGAACTCCAAGCTTCTTTGGAAAAGACTAAAGAATTTATAAATGGACTTGATGGAAGTCAAAACATTCCTCAAATTCGTATGGATGTAACGGAGCTACAGAATGGACTTAAATCAAATCAAGCTTTAGCTTATACTGGAAGTTCTATAAGTGCCGATAATACGCTAGAAGGTAGAACTGAAGGTATGAAAATCGAAGGTAAAACCATGTATAAGAAAGCTGATGGAACTTATACAGATACATGGGAAGAAGGTGTTACTTTAGAATCATTTGGAGAAGAAGAAGGTAATAAAATTAGTATTTTAAGTCATAATAAGAACCTATTTAACTTAAATGAAATCGATAAAAAATTCAACTATAAGGAAATAGAAAATGGGTTTGAAATTTCCAATACAGAGGATGTTATTTATCCTTATGCTAACATAAAAAAGTATATGTTTTTAAAAAAAGGAACTTATACTTTTTTATATAGTGGAGAAGGTACTGGATTTGTTAATGTTGCTATAAGAAGTACGGTTAATAATGATTCTTATAGTGGAGATATACCTCCTAATATTCCAAAAACTTTTACGATGGATTCGGATAAAGAAGTTGTTGTAACTTTTTATTTACAAGGCAATATAACAACTGGAGCTTATAAGAACAAATATACTAATATTCAATTAGTTGAGGGTAGTAAAAACTTAAATTACGAACCTTACAAAGAAGATAAAAAAGATATTTTAATTAAAGAGCCACTTCGTGAAGGTGATTATCTTTATGAAGATAATGGACAAGTTAAAATTGATAGATATGTGGGAATTAGAAAATACCAAGAAGGTGATGAGAAAAATAAGGATGTAATAACAGATAAAATTAATACTGTTTATATCTTAGATAAACCTGTTACAGAGATAGTAGAAAATTGTGTAGATATAGATTTAGATACATTTGGAGAAAAAACATACTTTAATATAGAAAATAGTATTAAAGGTAGCTTAGATTTTAAAGTACCAAGTAACATAGCTAGTATAGTACAATCAAACTCTAAAGCTATAAATGAACTCTATAATCTTATAGATACATTAGTATTACCTAATATACTACAGAATACAACAGATATAGAAATGTTAAAATTAGAAAAATTAAAATAAGAAAGGATGATGTAAAATGAATTTAAGATTAATGTTTGAAAGAATTATAAAGAGAGGATATTTCCCAGAAGGAAAAGAGAATTTTGGTAAGAAACTAGACTTTATGTATGGACTAAATAGATTAACAGACGATGATTATGCTTATCTAGTTGGATTATTAAATCCAGTTCCAGTGGTAACTCCATTGCCAGCAGATCATGAAACAAGTTCAGTAGTAGTTGCTCCAACAGAAACTAAAGTTATAGAATCACAAGCTTAATAAATAAAATAGCAAGGAAATAAGTTAAGGCTAGAGATAGTCTTTTTTTATTTCCTTAAATTATAGAAAGGAGAGTGAACTATGAATGATGAACTAATGGAACATAGAATAAATAAAGTAGAAGAAAAAGTAGAAGAACATGATAAGAGAGTAGACAAGATAGAACAATCTCAGGCAGAATTCAAGATAGAGATTAAAAACTTGTGTGATAGTATAAAGGGACTTACAACAGCCGTTAAAATGGGGCTTATGCTTCATTAATAACAACTTTTGTAGGTTTCTTTTTTTATGCATACAAATCATTTATTTAAGTAGGAGGTAGAGACATGAAATATTTAGATTTAATAACAAAACTATTAAGTATTAAGAGAATAATTGCATTTATGCTTACTTCTGTTTTTTGCTATATGGCTATAGTTGGAGAAATAAAAAGCACAGAATATATTACTATATTTGCTACTGTTATAGCTTTTTATTTTGGACAAAGTTTAGCAAGTAGAAGTAATAATAAGCAAGGGTTAGGAGAATAATCTCTTAGCCTTTTTGTTTTATAAGGAGGTAATTAATATGGATATTAAGAAAGTATATTTAAAAGGTCAAGAAGAAGCTAAAGGATGGAATAAACCAAACAAAATTATAATACACCATCCAGAATATAACGGATCTATAGAAGGACTAAACGATATTATGAGAAGCATGGGATTTTATATGATAGGATATAATTTCTATGTACGTAAAGATGGTACAGTATATGAAGGTAGACCAGTATGGGCAACAGGAGCTAACTGTTATGGTCACAATCATGATAGTATAGGTGTATGTTTTGAAGGCAATTATGATAAAGAAACTGATATGCCACAAGAACAATTTAATGCTGGTGTAGAACTTATAAAATATCTAAAAAGTAAATATGGTATTAATGAAGTTAATGGACATAAACACTATTACAATACAGCTTGTCCAGGACAATATTTCCCACTAGAAAAAATGTTAAGTTGCTTAGATGGACAATTACAACAAGAAGTTATTTCTAACACACCTCAAGTTACTAATAACAATATAGATATTAAAGCTAATGCTAAAGTCATTAATGATTTTTTATATGCTAGAGATATTAATGGTAATAAAGTTGGTGGATATGTTAGTATAGGAGATAATATAGAGGTATTAGATGTTAGCTATAGTAAACAACTAGATAGAATCAAATATCCAACAAGTAATGGAGCTAAAGAAAGATATGTTACAAATGCAACTAACTGTATAGAATATTTTTACCAAGATCAATGGCAAAATGGAAGCACTCCAGAACCAGTATACCAAGATAGTTCTTGTAGTCAAAAAATAGGAACGTTAAACCCTTATGAAAAAGCTACTCCTATATACAGAAAAGACGGTGTCCTTCACATAGTTTATTCTACAGATAAGGGTAGAAATACAAAATCTGGGTATGTAAGATATAATGGTGAATTTAGTATTTTTTAAATGTTTATAATACATATTATATGTTAATAATTAGAATGATGAAATATTATCTGGAGGGATTAATTATGGAGTTATTCTATGGCTTATTAAGTTTTGCAGAACTATTAGTATATTTTTATATATTTTGTTTTGTTTGTTATATAATGTTTAGATTAAGAAATTAGATTATATGGTTAGGGAGTAATCCTTAGCCATATTTTTGTCTTAACATATTGCATTTATCCTAACTTTAATATAAACTGTAATTATAAACCAATAAATTGTAGTGAAAAACTAGCACAATTGAAGTGTTCTTATTAGTTTTTTATCGATATATCTAAGATTTCAAGTCAAGTAATAAAGCCATTCCTATAACTTTATCTCTACTATAATAATGCACCTTATGGGACTTGAGGAAAATGTAATGCGTAACAGCACAGAAGAACTTAAAATCCTAAATGAGTGGATAGTAAGAATGGGTAAAGTAAGAGGAAGTATAGGCTAAAATATGTTTGGTATAAATTAGATATGAGGTAATTTATATAATTATACTATAACAAAAAAAGTCAATAAACTTGATTTGAGACCAATAAATAATATTAATTAAAACCAAATAAATGAGGAATTTTATTAAGTGTATTAAAGTACTTCTTATTAGTTAGTTTTTAGCTAATTAATAGGAGGTGCTTTTTATTTTAGTAAATAATACTTATACAGTTGGTAATTCTAGAAAAAAGTTGCAGTTCGTTTATTTTAAAAAATAATAGTTGTGTATTCCAAAAATCCAGTTTTATGGAGCTACTACTCCTTCTGCTTGTCTTATATCAAACATCATTAATTTGTCATATGCTTGATTAAAGCTTTTTCTAGCTTGTTGTAATGTTAAACTATCTTCTGTTCTTGGATAAGATTCTTTTGGATATTGCTCTGCAAAGTTATGAAATGATGTTTGAAGTTCTTTCATAATTTGTAAATATTCATCATCAAATATATAAATTTTATTATATTCTTCTATTGTGTCTACAATTTCTTTAAATGATTGGTCTGATTCTGGTAGCATAACTCCTATCATTTCCCAGTTGTCAGGAACTCCAACTTCTATAAATTCATTTACATTCATCTTATAAGTTTCTAATTCATTAACTATTCTATGCATTTCATTTATTATAATATTTGGTTCAGTATAAGCTCTTATCATTGTATCTCTTGTAGATACTGAATAAGGTATTATTAATTGCTCTTTGCAATCATCAGTTGCCATCATTAATACTGCATCTACTATTGCATTAGTTTTCTTAAGTTCATCATTATCCATTACTGATATTTCTGCTTTTGATAAGTTTAAGAATTTTTGATATTCTACTGTATTTAATTCATCATCTGTAAATTCATTTACACCTTCGAATTGTCTATTATTTTCTTTTGCCCAGTCATATTGTTTTTGTATTTCCGCATCTTTGTTTGATATTTCTATACATTGGTCTAGTTTAGTATTTATTGATTCTGGTGTTATTGGAGCTTCTCCACATCCAACTAAGCCTATTAATGATAATCCTGTTAATAGAGCAACTAATAATTTTTTCATGATATATCTCCTTTAGAATTTTAGGGATTAATATTACAATATATTCAAAAGGATGGGATTTATTGAATTAGGGGATATGGAAATAACTTTAGAAGAGATTGAATTTTTGTTAAAGTGCGGTAAGTAAATTTTTAGAACTCAGATTAATTCTTTCATTTTTTCAGCAAATATGAGATTACTGCAAAAATGAAAGAATTAAATTTAAAATCACTTTGGATTGAAAAAAAGAAAGGTGACTTATATTATTGCCCTAAATGCAGAGAGTATTTAGAAAAAGATAAATTTCATAATAGCAAAGCTTCTAAATATGGGATAACTAGTTATTGCAAATCATGTGATAAAATAAGAAGACGTATAGAGTTTGAAAAAAGAGCTTTAGCTGAGGTGTTAGGAGTTCAAAGAACGAAAGAAGAAGTAAATAGAGATAAGTTTAAAAAATGCAACAAATGTGGTGAAACTAAATCTATAGAATAATTCAATTTGGCTAGAAAAAACAAACAGCTTCAAAGTCAATGTAAAAAATGTCATAGTGAAAGTATTATAAAATCAACTTTAAATAGAATAGAGAAGCGTTATTATTAGCGTAAATAAAGCATATGATGAAAAATATTCTGATAAATGAAATAAAAAAATCTAATGGAATAGAGGATCTAAGTGTTGAAGATTTGGATGATTTATTTGATATAGAAGCATTTAGATTTTAATTATAAATAATAGAGAGTATATCTATGGGTATGCTTTTTTCTTATGCCTAAAAATAAATTCATTGTAATAAAACTAGACACTTCGGAAATCATAATTAAGCTTTCATATAAGTACAATAGTATTGAACTATATATAACACATGTTGTAGCTATATTTTATGATGTTAAAGTTTTAGCAAATAAACAAAATAATAAACAATATGCATTGTTAAAAACATGTATATCATTATAA